ATGCCATAGGGAGCCATAAGGGCTTAGTAAGTAAATGGAGTAAAAAGTACAACTGGAGGGAGAGAGTAAGAGCATGGGATAACAGAGTTATAACTGCTAAAATGGAGGGTATATTAGCAGAGGTCAAAACCATGCAATCACGGCAGACCGCTCTAGCTACCGGGCTGCAGACTGTAGCAGCTCAGGAGATAGATAAGCTGATTAAGCTATCTAAGGAGTCCCCAGATATGATTATTACCCCGGAGGCTATCGTTAAGCTGGTTAAAACCGGGGCAGATTTAGAGCGTCTGGTAGCTGGGGTACCTAATCAGATAATAGAGGAGAGAGTAACAGGGGATACTGAGGCATTAGCTAAGCTATCTTTAGCTGACCTTAAAGAGCTTAAACGAATAAGGGCTATTATAGACTCAGAGGAGCCTAAACCATGAGCAGCCTGCCCGGCATATATACTATACCGGAGGCTAAGCTAATTGATAAAGCATTAGCTGAGCGGAGCCTGTTAGAGTTTTACCGGCAGGCATGGGGGCTAGTAGAGCCTGCCAGAGAGTTTATAAATAACTGGCATATAGAGGCAATAGCAGAGCATTTAGAGGCTGTATCCCGTAGAGAGATAACCCGGCTTATAATTAACGTACCCCCGGGCTCTATGAAGTCTCTAGCAGTGGCTGTATTTTTCCCTGCTTGGGTATGGGTTAACTCTCCAGAGCGTAGATTTATTTATGCCTCTTACTCTGATACCCTGAGCCGGAGGGACTCTCTAAGATGTAGACGTATAATAGAGTCTGATTGGTATAAGGGGCACTGGGGCAATAAAGTACAGCCGGTAAAAACGGACTGGAATAGTGGCAGATTTGTTAATACAGCCGGGGGAGTCCGGCTCTGTACTACGATAGGAGGAGGGGTTACCGGGGAGCATGCAGATATACAGGTAGTAGATGACCCTATTAAGCCTCTGGAGGTTACAGGCTCCCCTGCAGTAGCCTCTAATACTCTAGAGAGAGTAGCTACTTGGTGGACTGAGACCATGAGCAGCAGGCTTATAGACTTTAACAAGTCTGCACGTATAATTATCATGCAGCGGCTGCATGAGGGGGACTTAGCTGGGTTAATGGAGGCAGCCGGGGGCTATGATAGCTTAATGCTGCCTATGGAGTATGAGCCTAGCAGAGCCCGGGTTACAAGCATAGGATTTAAAGACCCCCGGAGGACACCCGGGGAGCTGCTCTGGGCTGAGAGATTTACCCCGGAGGCAGTAGCTAAGCTCAAAAAGGATTTAGGGAGTAGGGGTTATCAGGCTCAGCTGCAGCAGAACCCGGTACCCTCTGAGGGCTTAATATTTAAAGAGAGCTGGATACAATATTATACGGAGCCTCCTAAGTATACTAAGTTAATACAGAGCTGGGATTTTACATTTAAAAAGGTAGGCTCCAGTTATGTAGTAGGGCAGGTCTGGGGTATCCATGATAATAACTATTATTTAGTAGATGAGATAAGAGGCAAGTTTAGTTTTACAGAGAGCTGTAAAGCTGTAGAGAGATTAACGCAAAAGTACCCCCGGGCTCATATTAAACTAGTAGAGGCTAAAGCTAATGGTAATGCAATAGTAGACGCTTTAACTAAGAAGATACAGGGCTTTAAGCTGATAGAGCCAGAGGGAGGCAAAGAGGCAAGGGCTCAGGCAGTAGAGCCCCTCTGGGAGGGTAAAAACATATACCTGCCGGCTAATAAAGACTGGGTAGGGGACTGGATAACTGAGCTGCTGGGCTTTCCCAGTAGAGTAGATGACGATAGAGTAGACGCAATGAGTCAGGCTCTGGTATACTTACATAAACGTACGCTAGGCAAGCTTAAAGCTGCCATGAGGAGAGTAAGCTAATGGGTAAAAAAACAGTAACAGTAGTAGGGGCTAAGCTTAAAAAGCTGGCTCTGAGATTAGACGGCTGGAGTAATCCTTTTACAGGTCTGGGTACCAGCAGAGATAAAGCAAGCTATAACACGTATACAGGGGAGGCAGATTTAACTGCAGAGGAGGCAGACGCTCTATACTCCTCTGATGATATGGCAGCCCTTATCTGTGATATAATGCCTGAGGAGGCATTAAGGCAGGGGCTTACAGTTAAAGCCCCGGATAACCCAGAGGCAGAGCGGCTGCTTAACAGCAGGGTTAAAGACCTTGATATAGTAGCTAAAGTATCAGATGCTTTTATCTGGGGTAATGTTTTTGGAGCCGGGGTTATTATTCTGGGAGTTATTGACGGGGTAGAGGACTTAACAGAGCCTCTGAGGGTAGATAAAGTTACTGATTTTAAGTATATTAACGTTATAGATAAACGGTATATATCCCCGGCTAAATGGTATAGAGACCCTATGAGTAGTAACTACGGCAGACCTGAGACTTATAATATTAGTATAACAGGCTCCGGGGGCTCTGAGTCTGTACTGGAGATACATGAGAGCAGGTTAATTATAGCCGGAGGGGTAAGGACGTCACTAAAGCAAAAACAGGGTAATGACGGCTGGGATATATCATTATTACAGAGAGTTAATACAACCCTTAGGCAGTTTGGTATAGGCTGGGCTAGCCTCTCTCATTTAATGCTAGACGCTAATCAGGGAGTATTTAAAATGCAGGGGCTGATAGATGCTTTAGCTGAAGATGAGCAGGAGGTTATAGCTAAGCGGCTTACTCTCATGGATATGAGCCGGAGTACAGTAAGGGCTTTAGTATTAGACGCTGAGACTGAGGACTTTGATAAGCCTAATTTTAGCTGGAGCGGCATAGAGAAACCTTTTGAGCTGCTTATGTACCGGCTGGCAGCTGCTACCCGTATACCAGTAGCTATACTTATGGGCAGGTCTCCTGCCGGTATGAATGCTACAGGAGACTCAGATTTTAGGGCTTTTTATGATAGGGTTAAGAGCTTTAGGGCTAATAGGATAGAGCCGGTTATACAGAGACTTGTAGAGTTAATAGCAGTATCTGAGGGGCTAAAGGTAGACTGGTATATAGATTATCCTCCCCTCTGGCAGCCTACCCCTAAAGAGGAGGCAGAGATACGCAAGCTGCAGAGTGAAACTGACAGAAACTATATAGACGCTGCTGTACTACTCCCGGAGGAGGTAGCAATTAGCCGCTTTACTAAAGACGGCTGGAGCCCTGAGACTGCTTTAGATGATACAGCAAGACCTGAGGGCAGCTAATGACTGACCCTATAAAACAGATGCTCATAGAGCAGAGAAGAGAGCGGCTAAAAGCTCTGGGGCTATCCGTAAAGCAGATAGATAAAAAGCTTTTAGAGCCTCTGCCGGAGCCTAGGAGTATAGAGTTAAATTATAAGTCCCAGCTTTTAAGGATACAGTCTCAAGTGGAGCAGGATATAAATAACAGCTTAACCCGGCAGGCAGGCAGTTTATCAGGGGGTAATGTATCAGCTGCAGAGTCTGTTTTTAATGGGCTCAGTGACTCTATAATGGCTTATATAGCTGTACATGTACCGGGGGTAGTCTCAGAGCATGGTTATAAAACCCGGGCTTTTAATTTTAAAAAGTATGATAACCCTGTATATAATGTACTGGGCTTAAATGGCTTAACAGAGTCTCAGGCTCAGGATATGCTAAACAGCTGGGCTGCAGAGAATGTTAAGCTAATTACCCGTACTAATGCAGCTCAGCTATCAGATATAGAGGTAGCTGTATTAAGATTTTACCGGACTGGCAGCAGGGCTAAAGAGCTAGAGCAGGAGCTAGATAAGATATACCGGGGTACCCGTAATAACATATCTGTTATAGCCAGAGACCAGATAGGTAAGCTAAACGGGCAATTAGATAGGGCTAAGCAGCTGGAGGCAGGGGTAGAGGGCTATTATTGGAGGACGTCTCTAGATGAGAGAGTACGGAGCTTACACGTCTCCAGAGAGGGCAAGTATTACAGCTGGGATAAGCCTCCTGCAGACGGAGCCCCGGGGCAGCCTATACAGTGCAGATGCCAAGCTCAGCCGGCTTTAAGTAAGTTGCTGGGGCTGGGGGAGACTGCAGAGGAGGCAAGGGCTAAAGCAACTAAAAAGCGTAAAGAGGTTATGGCAGCCCGGAGGCAGGCAGCCGGGCTTAAAAATTAAATTTGCAATTAACTGTATAAAAGGTTATTATAAAAACATGGATACTTTTTTAAGATATGATTATAGTAGTTTAGGCTCTAAAGTTAAAGTAACCCCTCAGGGGTTTATAAGAGTACCTGCTACTTTATCACGGGTAGGAGTAGTTAGTTATAATTATCCGGACGGTACTGTAGTTAAAGAGCTGAGACCTCCAGAGGAGGTACTTAAAGCTGATAGTATAGCTACTCTTAAAGGAGCTCCTGTTACCATAGGGCATAGAGCTATGATAGACCCGGGTAATGTATCAGAGTACTCTGCAGGCTTTATAAGTGATAGTACAGCAGCAGAGGCAGCTGTAGAGGGGGAGCTTACATTACAGAGAAGAGATGCCATAGAGGCAGCTCAGGCTAAAGAGCTTAAAGAGCTGAGCCCCGGGTATAGCTGCAGATTAGAAGACACCCCCGGAGTATATAAGGGGGAGAGGTACGATAGAGTACAGAGGGATATAGTATATAATCATATAGCTCTATTACCTGCCGGAGCAGGCAGGCAGGGCTCAGAGGTAGCTATAAAAATGGATAGTAATACTGCAATAGCAGTATATGATAACAAGGCAGAGGCTGAGCCTCTTACTAAGGAGTTAAAAATTATGGATAAAGACCTAATTAAAATTACTCTGGACGGGGTATTATATACAGTAGAGACCCCTAAGGGTATGGGTAGTAGCTTGGAGGCTGCAGTAGCTAAGTTGGATAGTAAAGCTAATGAGTCCTCAGAGGCTACTGCAGAGCTGGAGGGTAAACTGGAGGCAGCCGCTAAGGAGATTAAAGACCTGCAGACTAAACTAGATGCCGCTGAGGCTCCTGAGGCTGTACAGGCTAAAGTAGCTGAGAGGCTGGAGCTGGTAGCTAAGGCTAAAGAGCTTAGCCCAGAGCTTAAACTGGACGGGCTTAGTAATCATGAGGTTAAAATGGCAGCTCTGGAGGCAGTAGGTTACTCTAAAGAGTCTCTGGAGGGTAAGCCGGAGGCTTATCTGGACGGGCTTTTTATGGCTACTAAAGCTGATAGTAAAAAAGCAGCCCCGGCTGTACTCCCCGGAGTATCCCCGGAGCCGGCTAAAAAGGCTAAAGAGGATAAACTAGACTCTAAGGACGCTTATAACAGAATGTTAGAGCGTAATAGAGCTGCATGGAATAATAAAGAGGTATAATCATGGCACAAACAAGCGTAAAAGAGGTAACAGCTCAGGCTTATGAGGGTAAACTGGAGAATAAGGCTCAGGAGATTAAAACCGGTATAGCCGGGGAGCTTATTTATTTTGGTAAAGCAGTAGGTAAAGATAAAGCAGACCTAGCTGTAGTACCTGAGGTTAACCTGCTGGCAGACGGGGATATTTTCGAGGGAGTAGCAGTAGCTGACCCCTCAGTAGAGGCTATCAGCTCTGCAGCCGGAGGTTATGTAGAGACTACCTCAGTCAATGTTATTAAAAAAGGTAAAGTATGGGTTAAAGTTACAGATGCTATTACAGACCTCTCAGTAGGAGTTTTTGTTAAAAATGCTAACGGCTCAGGGGTATCTGACGGCTCACTTGGTAGCTTTAACTCTGTAACTGGAGCTGATTATATAGAGCTCTCAGCTGTAGCCTCCGTTAAATGGGCAGCTGCTACTACTGTAGACTCTGATAACTATGGGCTTTTGTCCATTAACGAGGGATAGGTATAATTATGGATACTATTAAATTTGTACTAATGAGCTTAGGGCTGGTTAATGACCGCTGGGACGATAACTATACAGCAGTACTTGCTAAGCAGCTAGAGTACGTTAAAGCTCAGACTTATGATATTAAGTACCCAGCTCTTAAAGGTAGGCAGCTGGTACCTGTAAGTAACGAGGTAGACCCCGGAGCTGAGACTATTGTTTATAGGCAGTGGGACGACTTCGGTATGGCTCAGATTATCGCTAATTATGCAGATGATTTGCCTCTTGCTGATACTCTGGTAGAGGAGACAGTCCAGAGAGTACAGTCCATAGGCTCAGCCTATCAGTACTCAGTACAGGATATCAGACGCTCAGCAATGTCAGGGGCTAATCTGGAGCAGAGGAGAGCCCGGGCAGCCAGACGGCTTATAGAGCAAAAGATAGAGGATATTGCAGCAGTAGGAGATACCTCAGCAGGGCTTACAGGGCTGGCTAATAATGTTAATGTTACAGCCATTACCCCTATTACCGGTAACTGGGCTACAGCTACATCTGAGCAGATAGTAGCAGACCTTAACAAGCTGGTAGCTGATATTGTTACTACTAATAAAGAGTCTTTTATACCTGATACTATTGTACTAGACCTCTCTCTTTATACAATTTTGGCTACTAAGCGTATGAGTACTACCGGAGATAGTAACTATACTATCCTTAAAGCCTTTTTGGAGGGTAATCCTTATATTACCTCTATTACTGCATGGAATAAACTGGCTAAAGCAGATGCAGCCGGTACCGGCAGCCGGATAGTATGTTATAAAAAAGACCCGGAGGTACTTACTCTGGAGATGCCTCAGGAGTTTGAGCAGCTAGCTCCTCAGGCTAAAAACTTGGCTTTCTTGGTGCCTTGCCATGCCCGTACAGGTGGAGTTATTGTATACTACCCGGTAGCTATGGGATATATGGACGGCTGCTAATATTTAACCCAGTAGTAACCCGGGGCTAGAGCTCCGGGGGGCTACACTATAAGAAGTGGAGTTTAAAACATGAG